GTCCTCTGGGCACTTCTCGACAAAATGGCCTTTGATGCCGGCCGCCTTCGCGGCCAGCTCCAGCAGCTTACGCTCGCTCAGTTCCATGATTTCCTTTCGTTAGGGGTTTAAGGTTCGCCGCGCATGTTCACCGAGCGGACCAGCAGGTCCACGTCGTCGTCCGACTTGGCGCCGCCGCTCATCACGACGCGGCCGTTGCGGTCCAGAATGCGAACGCGGGTTCCGCCCAGTTTCCCACTCGGCACGCGCTCCCACGCAGGCCGTTCATGCGGGCGAACTCGGCGCGCAGACTGGCGTCGTCGGTGCTCACGATAGCAGGTCCGCCAGCGTTTCGGATTGCGCCTTGTCGCCCGCCGTCGTGTCCGGCCGCGCGCCTTCGCGCTCGACGCAGTACACATGCAGCTCCAGGCCAACTGTGCGCGTCGAGTATCGGGCGCCGAGCTTGCTGCCCCAGTAAGCCAGCGTCCCGCGCACCTTCATCGTGTCCGCCCTCGGCACCGTAAAATACTGGCCAGGCCACAGCGCCTCGAACGGGTATTTGTTAGGCGGTCCCTTGCGGCCGGACAGCGGCGGCGTGGTTGTGGCGGTTTTCACATCGAACATGAGTTCTCCTTAATAGTATTGGTGTGAAAGATTTTAGCTGAAGGACCACGGGGCGCGCCACTTGGAGTTTCTGGATGCGCGCGATTCGCTAAGTGCTTGATTTTAAACGGTTCTCATTGGCTCCACGTGTTCCAGTGTTTTTCCCAAGTTGCTACAACGGCATGTGAAGTTGCGATGCCTGCTGACAGGTGTTGTACTGACAGAGAGATACTGCCCTTTATTCCTAGCACTCTTCTTTTCTTATAGATCAATAGGATAAATAGGAGCAGTACACAGTAAAGGCTTGATTTTAAAGGGTAAAATCAAAGCTCCACAAAAACGGGCTGAAGGCCCTTGTATCCGGTTAGCTTTGGAGCTGGCTTGGTGGTCCGGCGAATGGGGCGGGGCGTGGCCGGAAAGGACGATGCCCTGTTTAGGTTTGTCGGGTGGGGCGCGTTGCGGACGCTCGGCCGATGCCCTGTTTAGGGTTCGTCCACATGGCTGTGGTCAAGCTGCCGTCGGGCGCTTGGCCGGTGCGGCTGGTCGGGGATGGGCAGGGCGCCAGGACGCGCCAGGCGGCCCGCTGCGCTGCGATCGTCGCGCCGCTGGCATGTGGGCACGTCGGAAAAGAAAAAGGCCCCGTAGGGCCCTTACGCTGCGCCGGCGCGCCGCAACAGGTCAAAGGCTTTCTGTAACCACTTGGTGCGCGCGTCGCTGGTGTGAGGCACGCGGCCGGCGCCCTCTCGCAGCGCCAGGACCATTTCGCTGTACGTGGGCAAGCCGGCTTCGGCTAGTTGTTCGTCGGCCTGTTTGATGGCCTGATGTCGAGTTGTGGACATGATGTGCTTAGAAACGAAAAGGGCGCCCTTGCGGGCGCCTGGTAGGGGTTCGGGCTGTTAGAAGTAATCGCGTTCCAGCGAATAGGACCCGAATTCAAGGTAGGGCACTTGCACCAGGTCGCGCGCCTTGCTGCCGAAAGCATCGTCCAGGCCCACGCCGTGCCCCATGGCCTGCATTGCGGCATAGTGCCCGAACATTTCTTCGGTGTGCGGCCGATCGCCGTCGCCCTCGCAGGCTTCGCACAGCGCTTCGAAAATTGTGTCGACCGTCCGGCCGTTTTTGCGCTCCAGGTCCATATACAGCGTGCGCGCCGCATGTTCGGCCGCCGGGTCTATTGCGTCCGGCAGCTGGTCCATGATTTCGCCGCGCATCGGCTCGCCGGCTTCGTCCGCTTGGTCGGCGTATGCAGATGCAAAAAAGGCCAGGGCCATGTTGCGCAGGATTTCGGTATTCACGTTCGTTTCTCCGTTAGCTGGTTATCCAGGACGACGCCAGGCGGCGCCGTTTCGGCCCGTAACCATCGGGCCTCATCAGCTGGTGTGATTTTCGCAACGCGCTAGTTACCAGAAAACACCCACACGTCGCCGTCGATTCGCACGAATGAGAAGTCACCGCCGAGGCGCATGTCACGCGCCACCGCTTCCCAGTCGATATAGCGGGTCAGATGGTCCGGCAGCCCTTCCAGCTCGCCCGTCTCATCCCAGAACGTTTCTGCGAAATCCCGCTCGCTATCGTGTTTGCCGTGGAAAGCGTCGCGCGCCGCGTCCAGGTCGCCTTCCTGGTTGATGTGCTCGCGGTACACCGTCAACAGCTCGCGGTCGTCTTCGTCCATGGCCGCCAGTTCGAAGGCTTCGTCATCAATGTGCGATTCCGAAATCATGCCCTTCGGGATGCCTTCCCAGTCCTGGAACATGAATTCTGGGTCCGCTTCGTCTTTGTGCAGCTCGGCGCAGGCTTCGTGAAATTCGGCCTTGTCGCTGTAGTCTTCCAGGTCCAGCCATTTGCCAGCGATAGAGCCCGAGTTGTATTTAGCATAGGTTCCGACGTAGACGCGCATTTGTATCTCCAGGTTGTTTGTCGGGTTAGATGCGGAAGTCGCGACGAACAGCGACGACCAGGTAAGCGGCCAGCAGCACAGCGACGACGCCGAACACGCCAGCGGCGCCGAAGGCGACAGACGACAGGCCGGCCGGGATGCTGAAGGCGCACAGCAGTTCAACCAGTGCGGACAGTGCGAAAAAGACGGCCATCGGTGCTTGGGCGTAGATGCGGAAGGCGTAGGACAGTTTGTTCATGTTGTTCTCCAGGTAGTTGGTTGGGGCCGTGTGTTGCGCCGATGTGTGAATCATAGCCCGTATGTTTCGATTTCCGCAACATGTTTGTTTCTATCGCCCCGAAAATGTCGATAGTCAAGCTCTATCGTTGAGAAAATCGCACCGTCGCGCTATGATCGCGCTATGAGTCAGCCCGCCCTTATAACTTCCGGATCTAACGCCACGCTCGACACGTGCAAAGCGTGCATAAAGGCCGTTTTCGAAGGGGAAAGCGTGGTCGACTTCCTGCGCGACGTGGGCCTAGAACCGCAAACCTTCTACGACACGCTCAAAAAGTACCCCGACCTGCAAGATGCTTACGCGGACGCGAAACGCTTCCGGGCTGAAATCCTGGCCAATGAGATAGTCAAGATCGCCGACACGGAAGACGACCCGCAAAAGGCGCGCAATCGCATCCAGGCGCGCCAATGGTTCGCGTCGAAGGTTGCGCCGCGCGATTGGGGCGATCGCATGGACATCAACATTACGCAAACAATCGACATCGGCAGCGCCCTGGCGGACGCTCGCGCCCGTGCTTTGCGACCAGTATGCGACCAGCCAGAACAGGCCGAAGCGCAAGTCGTTGATTATGTGGACGTTTTACCCACTGGACCCGCTGATGAACAATCAAACGCCCAGCTTCCAGCCCCTGCGCCGTCGCGCTCCAGCCTGACAGCTCGGGCCAACCAGGCGGCCGGCGCCGCCCCTGCGCAGCCGAAGCGTGGCCGGAAAGCCGGGATGGGACCCAAAGCGTGAGCGGGGGCGTGGGGGCCGGGGGGGCGGGATCCGCGCGGCCGCTGCCTCTCACGGACTGGCCAGCAGCCGTTTGCAAATTTTTTCAGAAAAAATTTTTGAAATGAAGACTTGCACAAAATGCAACACGCCTAAGCCGCTGGACGCCTTCAGCAAGGACGCGAGCCGCCGCGACGGTGCGCACCCGCACTGCAAGGCGTGTAACTCGGCGGCATACCGCGCGAATGCCGAAAAGAAAAAGGCGCAGGCGGCGGCCTGGCGCATCGCTAACCCGGAGCGGAAGGCGGCGAACAACCGCGCCTGGGCGGCGGCGAACCCCGAGAAGGACCGGGCGGCCAAACGGAAGTGGGACGAAAACAACAAGGACGCGAAGCGCGCATACTACCGCGCGAACTTCGACAAGATCGCCGCGACCAAATCGGCGTACCGCCTGGCCAACAAAGAGCGCATGTCGCAGTTTCGCCGCAAGTGGGGGCAGGAGAACCGCGGCCGCATCAACGCATCGGTGCGCGACCGGCAGGCCGCCAAGCTGCGCGCGACGCCGGCGTGGGCCGATCCGGCTGCGATCCGCAGCTTCTACGAGACGGCGGACGGCCTGAACATGCTGCTCGGCGAATGGCACCACGTGGACCACATCGTGCCGCTGCGTGGCAAGACGGTGTGTGGCCTGCACGTCCGGCACAATCTTCGCGTAGTCACCGCCCGGGCGAACCTGGCGAAAAGCAACTCCCACTGGCCGGACATGCCATGACTCAATCCAAGCCGATCTACAACGCGAAGGACGAGCAAGCATTAATGACGTTTCTGTGGTCGCCCGAGATTGCGGACGACCCGTACGCCTTCGTGATGGCCGCATTCCCCTGGGGGAAGAAGGGCACGCCGTTGGAAGACCAGGACGGGCCCCGCGCATGGCAGACGTACTGGCTGAAACGCATAACCAAGCACCTGAAGGACGCCGACTACGCCAAGGCGAAGCGCGAGCCATTCTCGATGCTGCGCGGCGCTGTGGCATCCGGCCGCGGCATTGGCAAGTCGGCGCTGGTCTCGTGGTTGGTTCTCTGGATGCTGACGACCAGGCTGGGCGCAACCACGATCGTCACGGCGAACAATGAACAGCAGCTCAAGTCGCGAACTTGGGCAGAAGTCGGCAAATGGGCAACGCTCGCCATCAACAGCCACTGGTTTGAGAAAGGCGCGATGTACCTGAAGCCGGCGCCTTGGTACGACGAGCTGCTGAAAAAGCAGCTGAAGATCGACACCGGCTACATGTACGCCCAAGCGCAGCTATGGTCGGAGGAAAGCCCGGACGCCTTCGCCGGCATTCACAACACGAAGGGCGTGCTGCTGATCTTCGATGAGGCGTCAGGTATCCCGCCGCCAATCTACACCGTGTCGGAAGGATTCTTCACCGAGAAGACCGTCGACCGTTATTGGTTCTGCTTCTCGAATCCGCGCCGGAACTCGGGGCCGTTCTTCGAACTGTTCCACAAGATGCGCGACACGTGGGAGTGCCAGAACATCGACGCGCGCACCGTCGAGGCAAACGACGCCGCTGTCTACGACTCGATCATCCGCAAGTACGGCGCCGATTCGGACGAAGCGCGCGTCGAGGTGTACGGCAAATTTCCGAAGCAGGGCGACAAGCAATTCATCAACAGGGAAGTCATCGACCTGGCCGCAACGCGCGAGCTGGCGGCGGAAGACCGTGGCGCGCCCCTCATCATGGGCTGCGACATCGCGCGTTTCGGCGATGATGAATGCGTGGTGCGCTGGCGGCAAGGGCGTGATGCGCGATCCCGCCCCGCGATCCGCTGGAAGTCCATGGACCTGGTGTACAGCGCCAACCGCATCGCCGAATTGATAGACGAAACGAAACCGGACAGCGTGGCGATCGACGGCGGCGGCGTCGGCGGTGGCGTGGTCGACATCCTGAAGGACCGCGGCTACCGCGTGGTCGAAGTGCAGTTCGGGTCCAAGGCGGACGACGACCGCTACGGCAACAAGCGCACCGAAATCTGGGGGCGCATGCGCGACTGGCTGGGCGAAGGCTGCATCGCAGACGATGGCAGACTTGCGGACGATCTGAGCGCGCCCGAATACGGGTTCGCATCCGCGACGTCCGACAAGCTGATGCTGGAGTCGAAGGAGAAGATGAAGTCGCGCGGCTACCACAGCCCTGACGACGCCGACGCTCTGGCGCTCACTTTCGCCGTGCGCGTCAGCCGCACCGACACTCGCACTTCGCGCAGCGGCGGGCGCCGGACCCGGGTGGCCGACGGGATGGACTATTCAGTCCTTGGCTGATGTGGTACATTGCGGTAATCACATCACGTTCGGATTTCCGCTATGTCCGGCCTATTCAGCAAACCCAGTATTCCGGCCCCGCCGCCCCCGCCGCCCACCCCGGCGGTAGACCCCGCCATCCAGGCGCAGACGCAGGAAGCTGATCGCCAGCGCCGCTTGCAGCTGGCCGCCGGCGGCCGTGCATCCACCGTGCTGACGGGCGGCTTGGGCGACACGTCCACGCCCACCACGGCCAGCAAGACGCTGCTGGGGGGCTGATGGAACTCGGCCAGGACGGCATCGCGCAGCAGATCGTTCACCGGCTCGGGCGGCTGAAGTCCAACCGCGGGAA